TTTGTACTTTTGTTTCGTCAAATGTGCCATATTTGAGTAAGAATTTATCAAAAGCAATGATCGCGTCTTTGTACTTACCACCCATTTTTAGCATCATTAACGCCGTATCAGCATCAAATCCATCATCTGTATCTTCGGGCTTCTCAGCCTTGTTTTTGTCCGCTTCGGTGAACATTGAGCTTGCCGATAGCAACGCCGCCGATCCGATCTGCTTTAATTCTGCAACATCGATAATATTGCCACGGTTTGGCTCTTCGATATTTAAGAACTCTGATTTTACGTTTTGTCCGTTTATTGAAATTTCAACCGGAACTGTTAAGTGAATTTGCATTTGTCTATCTCCTCAGACTTATAAAATTTATGTGAAGGGTCGATGCTGAGGAGAGCGTATCAACCCCTCGCATAAACTTCTACTATCAGCCCCCGATAAGGGGGGGAAACATTATGCGGACGCTTTGCCCTCAAATACGATCTCGATCATGCCATCTGTTGAAAGTTCACGTTCAGGGTCTTCCGTGAGTGACATTTCCGTAAATGACTTAGTATATCCAGTCGTATTGTTTGATAATCGGATAGTATTCGCCCCAATATTTGCGAAATATCCACGCACTAATTCATCGTTGTATTTTGTCATACGAAGCTGTACAGATACCATGCTCTTAGCGTTTTCAAGGTCAACTGAGTGGGTGATGGTAGTTGATCCACCGCCTGCCGCGTTTACATTGACAGAAACCGCACCTTTCCCATCTCTAAACTTGATAGAGTTTGGGACGTATGCTACCTGTACGTCGTTAATTTCGAGCGTAAGATTGTTTTCTTGCATACTCATTTGTTGTCTCCTTAAATTTCAAATTTGATAGCTACTACACCATCAAAACCGCGAGCTTGAACTACAAGAGGCGTTAATGCGATAAACGTATAGACACCAGTAGCCTCGTTGAGTGTTACGGTCAAATTGTCTTTAAAGTATTTAACCGCCGCATCACCTGCTACTGTGAGAGCATCATTTGCCAACTCGCCGTATTTTTCCACCAAGAACGCTTTTACCGATGCCGAATTTGACATGGATTTACCTACAACCAAATCACCTGCCGTAGCACGGGTTTGAGCGTATTTGTCTTTGATTGATCGGAAAAGGAACTCGCGTACTACCGATGCGGTATCAACGTATTCGAGGTATTTAAACCCTGCGTCATTCGTTCCACCAGCGTTTGTTTTATATGTGGTAGGAATTTCACCTGTCACAACTTGATTCGCTTCATTTACAAGAATAAGCGCACCGCCCGCCGCAACCATATCTTCAATTTGAACCTGAGTTAAGCGTCCACTTGGAAGCGGTAGACTCATAGGAGTATTGAACAATGGCAAAGATGCAAGAGAACGTCCTCCGATAGCTTCACGGTAATCAATTACCAAATCAGCAATCGCCGCACCAGTTGAAATACGAAGCGCACGTTTTGATGCGAACTCAGCTGAAATGTTTGTTGAGAAATCGAAGTATCGCATCTCATCGGTGTTTGTAAATACGACCAATGTTTTGAGATTAAGTGCCGCAACACCTGATTTTAGTGTTGAGTATGATCCTGTCTTTGTGATAAATCCTACACCGTCAAGGATGATATTGTCAGTATTAAATCGGCTCTCTGTAAAATCGGTCAATTCAGCTTGATCCAAATCCTGAGAGTACACAATACCTTGGTAACGCTCTGTAAGATTATCGAAAATACCTGCAACGTCAACAGCACCCGCACCGCTCGAAAAGTTTGTTACAATAGACGTTAACCCTGCAACTCCCTGCACAAGATTGATTTTAATCTCATTTCCTGCTGTGCCCTTGTGGTCAAACGTGATAGTGATCGTTCCAGTTGTAGCCGATGCGCTGAATGGATATGTACCATTAGTGATAGCTAAAGCGATAGCAGTAGCCGCGTTAGCCGCAGTTGTACCGCTTGCTACTGTAACGGAGTATTGGGAATCTTCATTACCGATCTGAACGATATAGTCAGCAGTTGCGGAAGCTGTACCAGTTAGAGCGATGCTACCAGTTGCGGCAGTACCTGATCCATTATCGTCCAACGCAATAGCATCGAATCTGTTTGATTTATTACGCACTCGCGCACGCTTAATCATCATTGAAAGGATTGAATTAACACCAAAAAGTGTATCTTCTTCTCCCTCTTGAATCTCTGTTGTCAGTGCTTTTGATGTTGCCGTACCAGTTGACAACTTTTGACCGACGAAGAGGATTTTTTGAGACGCTAATTGTGCCTCAGCCGCCGCGCTTGTTAACTGTAAATTTACATAAGGTGCAGTAAACAAATTATTCTCCTATTTTTGGAATTACCCGAAGATTGAAATCGTTGATATTGTAACCGAAATCATAACGGTTCACGTCCTTATAGCATACATACTCGGAAATCTCAAAAATATAGTTCTGTACGATAAATGAATTATTTGAAGTTTCACGGTTTGACGATATAGGTATGATCGCTGATGATGTACTATTTTCCCAATCGGTAGCTATCTGTGTACCAACGATTGTATGGACTAAGTGCGCTAATAAATCACGTGAAAATTCCGAAGCAATAGCACCTACTGGATCATTTTTTAATGGCAAAATAGCCAAAATTCCGAAACGGTTTACCATAGTCATTTTAAAATCGGTTGATCGCATCATTTCAAACGAAGCGTCACTACCAACATTTCGATCCTTAGAAGTTGTTTCCCCAAGATCGATCAGGTAAAGAACTTTTTTATAATCCCCGTTTCCTTGCTTTGCGAAACTATCAACAGCGAGTTGTACCGATGCGGCAGGGTGTATGCGAATATCTTTGTGAAGAGTTCCGGAGATGTTGGTGGCGGTGATGAACTCTTGAACTATTGAGAATGTGAAAGTATTTGCACTAGGTACAGTTTGGACAGTATGGATATAATTTATTGCTTCAAGCGTTACAAATCCGCTCAACGTAAAAGTATCGCCTGCTGATAATCCGTGTGCTGTAGCGGTAACAGTACATTGTCCTACGGCGATAGATAGTGTGGCGTTTTGAGTAGTGCTAAATTCATTAGTCACCTGCGGTAAAAACCCTTGAAGCTTACTGCATATTGTACTTAGTCTCATTTTGCCCCCGATTTAAAAGAATTTTCAAACTCAATTTTAATCTCTTTGAAATTTTCCTCTACCGCTTTGACTATAAATGATCGGCTTTCCATCTTTACGGTTCCAAGTTCGAGAAATTTAGCATAGTCGATATTTTCATCACCTGCCCCGAAATCCATATCATCTCCTCTAATCTTGTAACCGACTGAATTTTCCAATGCTCCTGAGATGATAGCGGGTGACTCACCACCTGCCGATGCAGTGTGTTTCTTGCCGTTTATGATATAGGTACGTCCGTGTTTTGGTTTGTGCATTCCCTCTTTTGTGTAATCGGTGAGAGTTTTTCCAATGCCACGCCATCCTTTTCCGATAATTGATCGCATAGGTAGTCGGGCTTTTAAATTACCGATTGAAGATTCAATAGAAATCATAATACATTACGCGAGTTTGATACATCCCCGCGCTCGATGCAGTAGAACACCAAATAACGTTTATCCTCGTATGGGTCTTTAAAGCCTTGAATCTTGAAGTATCGGCTATCGTATTTAATCAAATCATCACCGTCTATGTCAGTACGGAATCGTGTAGTAAACTTATGGGTTACCATTTCGCCTATATTTGTGCTATCAAATATTCTACGTGAGTTTCCTCCGATGGTATCTACCGTGTCAACTTTAGCCCACGTGGTAGCTTTGGTAGGTGTTAAAAAGTTGAGTGAACACCCCGCGTGATCTTGGGACTTGTCTATTATTTCGATCTGATGTTTCATATCCCCCGTACAAATCTTTTTACAGCTCATATCCAAAGAACCTTATAGGAATTATAAACGTCTTTAACCTGTGATGGGAAAGCACCGCTTTCGATAGGACAGTCCCCTCGATTTTCATAAACGTATGCACAATGTTGATACATAGCAAGCTTTAAATCTTCCGGTATTGTGGTAAGCCCTGCTATGAAGATGATCTCACACTTATCATGCAACGTATCCGATAATGTTGATCCTGAGATATGTACGTGAGCATTATAACCATCCACTCCCTCGTAGTCAGTAACTACGAAAGCGGTTCCGTCCCATATTTTTACAGAAGTAAAAGAAGTTACGGGAGATTTTGCGATGGTAACTACGGTTTGAATCTGTGGGGCTGTAGTTATTAGTTTAAATGTAGTGGGCTGTAATACAAGCCCTGCGTATCTCTCGAAAGTGCTTTGAACACTTGACATAAACATCGTCAAAAGTGCGTCTTCCGACGTATTCGATGCGTCAATTCTTAAAAATGCTTTGAGAGTGGCGAGGCTCAATACTCCGCCAACTGGAGGTGTGACGATTGAATATTGAGCCATTGTTTACGCCTTTTTTGTTGTAGGTTTTTTTGGTGCTTCGGCAGGTGCTTCGGTTTTATATTCAGCTTTTCCGCAATCTACCAAAAAATCAGCTTGTAGGTCATTAAGTGTTACTTCTTTGCCTTTTTTATAATCGATCATTCGTGCTCGTGCAGTTGAATCACTCGCGATTGATCCATCATCCAATGGTATAACTGTTTTCATATCCCACCGCCTTAATTAGCGGTAGGTTTTGATTTAGCGTGAGCCTTGATAGCCACCGCAGAGAAGTTTGTACCACCAGATGTTGTACCAGTAGATACCAACGAAAGACGAACATAGCGATCAAATTCAACTACACCGAGACGGCGAGTGATGTTATCATCGGCGGCTACGAGTGCGGTTTTATTACCGATAACTACCTGAGTAGTAGATGAGGTAATATCTACCGCATCGGATAGACCTGAGTTATCTCCAGTTTCAATCTTGAACGCATACGATCCATCCGTAATTGTTCCAGTAGAAACTACAAACTCCAACGCTTCAAACCCTTGGGTATCAATGATAGCCCCTGCGGTTGTGGTATTGGTAGAGATGGTTTGGTTAGCAAGAGCGATACTCGTGCTAATTGTTGAGTGAAGATCAAACATAATTCAGCTCCTTACGCTTTTACTTTGAGGGCTTTGATAGCCTCTGATTGTTGGACTTTACCTGTTAGCCAACGTTGGAATGTCAAGTTAACGATTGATTGGTCAGCCTGTGTGATTTCATCACGAATGGTCATAATCGCGGTACGGTCAACAATGCGGTAACCTTTGCGGAAGTCAGCAAACAATACCGGAATAGCACCTGCCACAACGTCTGGCATTTCAGCATCTATTACATAGTTGAACCCGTTAAGAGTATTCATACCTGCTGATTGCATTTGCCACAGATAGTGACCATCCGTACCTTTCAACGTGCGGAGAAATGCGTTTGTGGTACGGTTGAATGAATAAACACCGTTGTATCCTTTTTTAAGTCTACCGCTTAAAAGAATCAAATCGTCAAAGTCAATAGTTCCGCTTCCGCTTGAAGTTAATGCCCCTGCGATAACCTCAGCATTTACCAAGATCCCCTCTGCTTTTTTGTCACCGTCTCCGTTGATAAACCAGTTGCCCTCTTGTTGTGAGAAACTTTCAACAACGTCAGACATAATCTCGCCCTCGAAGTTAATCATAGAGTTCATAATTTGATCTTGGGTTACAGGAACTTTAACACCCATACGGTATGGAGTGAACGTTTCAACACCGTATGTGCTATTTGAAGTTCCGACGGCTTGTGTTTCACCAATGCCCCCAGTAGCGGCAAGCAGTGTCTTACGGATCATCAAGTCGATTGATTTAGCATTAATCTGAGTTACCGATGCCATCGTACGAATAGGGCTTGTTTCAGTTACATTCTTGATGATTTCGTTGAACATGTCAGTCCACATCAACGCACCACCTGCGGTCATAATGTCAGAACGATTGATCTCTTTTGTGAACATATCGATCTGATCGGTTTTACCACTAGTCAAGAACTCGTTAAACGCTTTATACTCTTGTGAGTCTTTGAGGTTTTTAACTTCGCCTTTTCCCATAGTAAGCAAGTGTTTTTCCAACTTGTCCGCACGCTCTTTTACTTCGTTTAGCTCATTTTGAGCAGAACTTAATTTCGCGAGTGCTTCTTGGTTTGCTTTCTCCTGTTTTTCAAGGACAGCGTCGGTTTTCTCCACAGCTTCCTTGAATTGAGCCGATGTGATAACACCTTGGTCGAATTTTTCTTTCATCCCTCGAACGTGGGACAGAGCCTCTTTGGCTTCTTTCATCAATTCTTCATCCATATTGGAATCCTTTTGTGTTTAATTTTGAATGCGAACTACATCACGTAGGTAATTATAGTCAGCATCCCGATGACTAAGAATTGTAACGTGATTATTTATTGAGTGAAGCCAACGACTCTAAAAACTTACGCTCTGAATCTTCTTTATCACCTGTTTTTCTAATAATTGAAATCATAGCTTTAGCTCCGTTTTGGCTGAACCCTGCTTCTCGTAGCATTTCTTCGGCTTCTCTGATAGATTTTACTTCTCCCTCGACCATCTCTTTTGTGATAGATTCCGATTTCATTCCGGTAACGTCTGCTTGATCGTTCATCGGAAATGTTACAAGGCTGATCTCCCATAGTTCCACTTCTTTTAGGACACGAATTTGTCCCTCCCAAACACGATCAATGACCGAGTATCCGATTGACATTTTAGCGATTGATCCAACTTTCATTTGAGGGATTATACGGTCGCGCACCATAGCATCATCTTTTGGTAGCTTTCCTTTTACGTATAGCCCTTTTGAATCTTCTATAAGCTCAGTAAACACACCGATAGGCTCACGGCTATTATGTTGATACAACACTGGAATAACACGATTTTTAAGAAGCGAATTTTTAAACGCACCTTGCACGATCATATCACCGCCGTTATCTACATTTCCAAAAGTTGCGCCGTATCCCTCGAAGTAAAAAAACTCGTTATCTTCTTTAGTCTCTTTCATCTCGAAAGCAAAGGCAAGGTGTTTAGTTTTCATAATAGCTCCTATTTATTGCAAAATTATACATCACTCGTACATCGCAGAACACCGACATCTAAAAATCTCTTTGCTGTTAGCCCCAAGGCTTCGATCCTTTGGAAACATTAGAAGTGATCCCCCTACGTTGAACGGCTCATCAATCGCTCGAACTTGACCTGATGCGTTGTGATGCGTTGGTCGTTCTCGTCCATCAAGATTGGTAAACCATCGCTTCTTTCCCTGAAATGATGCCAACTTTGCGAGAGTAACAGCCTCTACAAATTTGGATTTTTCGGCTACGGTGTTGACTATCTCGGAGGCTATTAATTCGGATCGTGCCATTCCTTGACGTAGGAACCGCTCGGATAGTTTTTGGGAAATAGCCTCTTTTGTGACTGGTATTCCCTCTATGTTTAAATCTCGAATAACGTCCGATACTAATTGTCTCATCTGTTCGTCGGTCGTTGTAGTGATGTATCCTAATTGCTCGTTTATGAACACTACTAGCCACGCTAAAAGCTCAGTGTCTATCTGATCGTCTACTTCGTCCTTATTCTCAAAACGTCGATATGATCGCTTAAACTCGTTCGCTACTATGCGGGAGCGTTGCATCAAAACTGCTTTAAATTCAGGCTCATAATCCGACGCTTCGATAAGTTGCTGATTAACTGCGTACTTCAATCTTAAATCCCGCGCCATTTGTCGGAAGATAGCTTTTAATTTTATAGTTAGCTTCTCTTCATGTGTGAGCTTTGATTTTTGATCTAATCGAGCACGTTCGGCTATCGTAGCCATTTTTTCGCCTCTTCGGTATCATCTTCTGTTATTTTTCCACCGCTTACCGGAACGTCTGAGGATGGTCGATAGATGAAGTCCCCACCGTCTACCTCTTCATACCCGTCAATCTCGCGCATCTCGTTAATACTTATGTGCCCGATCTTAGCGCGACGTTCCAATTTTAATAATGCACGCTCTGATAATGCGGGGATATCTGTCTCATTGATTGTAACGTCAACTATTTTTTGACCTTTCATATCTGATTGCAGTAAACCGATAAGCCACATAGTATACATTTTGAAAAGTGGGATGATGGTGTCATCATAAAACGCTAACTGGTCAAGTTGTCGGTTATTATACGTTGACGCGGTAGTATCTGCGATAGTTAGTGGTACTCCTAGCTTTTGCAGAATAGCGTTTCGTGTTGCGTTTGTAAGGTCTTTATAGTCCATATCGGATCGTACCGACACTGGAGCCACGTCGAAATTTCCCGTAAGTAGATAGTTACCTGCATTACCGCTTCCTTGATAAAACTCATTCAATAGCTCTTTAAACTGCCCGATTTGTTCAGGATTTGGCATAATGTCTGATTTTGAAGATAGGATTACCGACGGCTTAATTGAATTTGTGAGCATAGCTAGGTTATGTGTACCCGCACTCATATACTGTTCAATCTCCAACGCGATAGAGGACAAAGGCGACAAGCCTGTTACACTACTCATCGGGTTATATTCGTGATAATAACATAGCTCTCGTGTTCGGTCGCTGTTCCAAAACTTCCCATCTTCTTTTTTTGTGAATGTAATCGTAGTTGAATTGTCACTATAAATGAAAGTGGTAGGCTCCCCGCCCATCTCTTGACTCGCTTGCACTTTTACCGATGTTAGGACGTGAAGCTCCATTACTCTGGTTATACCGACTTTCATAATGTACATTTCACCAGTAGACTTATAATTGATGTTTAGCTTATTTAAAATATCACCTAGTGTATCTTTTTCATTTGGCTTCATCAAAAAGTTTGACGCTTCGTTTTTTGTCTCGTCGTTTTTTTCATCCAAGAAAATAGGCTTAATGTTTTTAAGTCGATCTGATATTTCACCGATACCTGCATTGACTGGATAGCATTTAATATAATATATAGCCGCAACGCTTTTCGCTACGTCGCTTCGTCCTATGTTTGTGAGCCACCCATGAAATGATTGAGTTTGTACAGGCGTATAGCCCTTTGCCTCAATCTTGGGTTGAGGTCTGAATTTAGAGAGGAGTTTTTTAAACATTAATTATTTCCCTCGGTATTTATTGCGTTATTGTACCTCATCCACCGATTACGAAGAACCCTTTGTTTGTTATCAAACCTCCCAAAGCGTACCTTATCGCATCGATCCCGTGATTGTATGCGTCAATAATTATTGATGTGATGTCCCCGCTCATTTTATCAACCTTGTAAGAGTATTTTGAAAACTCCTCTATCACGTTTTTGCATGATGGATGGATTACAATATCAAAAGAGCGTATAAACGCTATACCATCCTCAACCGATCCCGCCCACTTCTTAACTCCTTGCGCCATAGGAAACCCATTTTTTTGTAAATAGCTGATAGTTTCAGGTCGTGCGCTATCGCATCGGATAACTGAGTTTCTTATCCTATCATCTATTGAGTCAAGAAGATAGTGCAATTCATTTATCTCTGTCTCTATCCCGTATGCCTCTCTATCAATATAAATAGTCTGACCGTTTACCCATACCCTTACCGCTGAGTTAGGGTCTTGGCTAAATCCGAAGTCCATACCAAAGTATTTACGATCCCATCCCGTAGTATCTAACTCGTCAATGCGATATTTGTTTTTAAAAATAAGTGCCTCGGATTGTTTTTTATAATCACCTAGCCAAACGTGGTTAAATGTTTCAGGAGATACTCTTAAGTGTCGTTCAGCCTCATCTTTAAGCGTTTGAGGTAGTAATCTGTTTTGAGTATAGTTGATATGCAAACAAATAGAATGATCGCTTTCTTCTTTAAATAACTTTTCGATCGGATCGCTTTCGTTGGTTGGATTCCATGAAAAAAGTATCTCTGAGTCTTCCGCTCTGATAGTAGGTAATAATAATTCAAGTGATCGGGCGGATATACTTTGAGCCTCTTCCACCCATGCGGTATTGAATCCCTCTAATGATTTGATAGAATCGGCGGTGTGGTCTTGCATACCCTGAAAGATCATAACTCCGTTTCCACCTATACGTCGAATCTCTGTTAAGGTAATATCGAATAGGTGCGAGGCTTGGAACTCTCGTATCTTATCCTCTACGAGCTTTTTTGCAGAAAATTTGAGAGATTTTTGAATTTCACGAATACAGACAACACAATGATGCGGATCGATTATCATCCGCTCAACGACATCCTCAGCGAAGAAGTGGGATTTACCGCTTCCCCGCCCCCCCTTTAAACCCTTGTATCGTTTAGGGTATAGCATAGGCTCTAAGTGCCGTGGTGTTTCGATAGTTAAATTGCCGTTATCGTCAAGACTAATCAACGATCTTTCTCGTTATGGTTTGTATGCCTACATTCGTTTGTACGTTTATGTTTTGCGACGAGGTAATGTCTTTGCCCTTTACTAACTCTTTAGCCCGATACGCGGCATTAGCTACATCTAGATAGTGACCGCCTCCCATCTCTACCGGTTCGAGTTGTTGGATACCTGCACCGACGTTTACTTTCTCGTATGATTTACCACTATCAACGACAGTGTGCAATCCTTTCATTATCTTCATAGCAAGGCTTCCGGCTGATATGTCGAACTCGCTTTCTGTCTTGATGCGGTCGTATACTGCAGGAATTAATTCAGGGTTAGTTTCTTGTAATACTCCTAATTTACTAGAAACCTCCTCTAAACCCGACATTATGGCATTTACTTCACTATTAACGACCCATTTTGCAGAATATATTTTATTCTCTAATGCTCGTTTTTCAATCCCATGCTTTAAACATACTTTGGTTAATTCCATACCTGATTTATAATCAGCACCGATACTATCCCAGTCATATTTTGCAGGGCGTGCCATTATCTCTTAATCCCGTCATTAGTTTTAATCATTCCCGCCTCATAAACCCGTTTGAGTTCGCTCTCACATATCTCGCAGTGTTCTATTCGTTCACTCTCTGCCATAGGCTTGATGATCTCTGTTTCTTTTTTACAGTGGGGGCATGAGTATTTATAGGTCATAAAATTCCTTCAAAGAAACGGTAACGTTAGCTCTTTGCCACGTTCTTTTTGCACGCTCCATTTTGCACGCTCTATAAGTGTATCTTCGATTTTATTAATCATTCCCACATACTCCTCACAAAATGATTTTTCAGCGTCTATATCTTCTAGTTGCTTACGGATCACATTTGGCTTTTTTCTGCACCCGCATAGCTTGAAAGCTTTTGTCATAATATCGAAATCATCTCCGCAACGTTCCGAGAAGTTATAATAAACCTCAATGAATCGTTGTGATTGTGTCATTTTATGCCAATATCACAGATGTTTCTGACCACTCGAAGTTAGCACCAAATTTATTTGCCGTATTGGTATCGATATTTTCTATTACAAACAGATATTTTGTATTTGCTTTCAATACTCTACCCTTAGCAATTCCACCCGATATAGGGCTTACATTTGATCCTCCGCCCGATATTGGAAGAAACTTACCTGCTATCTTTTCTCCATTGCTTGTTACTGTTGGATCGGTATATAGCTTCATAGTTTGAGCGATAATCTTTGCTCTGTTTAGAGCGTATGGTATAACTTCCGTTCCATCATTTGATGTAACACATCCCTCGTACAGAGTAATTCTAATGTTACCCTGTGAGAAATCACCTACAAATTCCTCAAAGTGAAGCTGTTTTGATCCAGTTACTCCAATAAATTCAAGTGATGTCCCCGCCGCTAAAGTATGCTCCACATCATATCCGTAAGCTTCTCCACGGTGAATAGCTGTTTTTAGCTCATCTATAAAAATAAATCCGCCAACTTCATCAACTATTGATCGTATTGCACCGGATGGAGTGTAATATCTGCCATCGTTTGCTAATCTTGTACCGTCTGGATATTCCATCTATTCCCCTTTTTTATGATCTCATATAAGTAGGCAGGGGAAGCCACCTACTCATATCAAATCATAGTTTTGTTGGCGGATAAACAAGGATTCGAACCTTGAAGAGTTTTACCTCGTCGAGTTAGCAACCCGATGCCTTACCGTTAGGCTATTTATCCATTTTCGACGGTGGATAATTCCACTTTGTCGATGCAACCACCGAATACTCAGTGATTGCATATGTGTTATTATACTACTTTTTTACTTTATTTGAGCGATATTTTTTCATTTTGCAAGCGTTAGAACAAAACTTTTTTACTTTTAACCCTTCGATTGTTTTTCCGCATTCCTCACATGATGAGGATACTATTTTGCGGAATTGGTGGATACTACCCATTTAATTTTCCTTGATGGTACAATTTAACCTTTTTATTCCAAATGTCGTTAGCTACTTCCATTGCTCTTTCATTGCTGTCATAGCTTGATGATGCCATTGATTGACCCTGTTTGTTTAGGACTACAACACGTAGCCCTTCGATTTCAATTGAACCTATTTCTTTTAACTCAATCATAATCTACTCCTTAAAAAGTGAATTAGCTTGTTTAACTGCATCTTTTACGTTTTTAACAGCCACTTTAAAATAAGCCTCTTTAAGTTCACTTCCAACAAACTTACGCCCTTGTTTGATAGACTGATACCCCTCTGATCCAATACCCATAAAAGGTGAGAATACCAAATCATTAGGATTACTCCATAACTCTATACATCGTTCAATAACATCAAGCTGTAATGGGCAAATATGTTTATTGTCTTTATCCTCTTTTGCTTGCTTTGTATTGAGCGTTACTGATTGGCGAATATCGAACCATACAGGCGAAGCGTATCGTTGCCATACATTGATCGAATAAAACCGTTTGCGCTCATCTTCATTTTTATATCCGTATGGTTCATCAACCATCGAAGCCCCTGCATAGTCATAGAATTTATCACCATCACTTGCAATTTTTGCATAGCTATCATCTTCGATGTTTTTACGCATGATAATCATGTAATCTGCTATTCCTTGACGAGTTTTACATGAATCCGCGCAAAGTTGCTTATACAGTAGCCCGTTAGCTTTTGTACGTTGCATTTCTACTACTGGATCTTTCCAAATAGTAATACGAGAATGAAAAGTAAATCCGTATTTTTCATGCACTTTGATGATTTCTCCTTGCCAATCTCTTAAACCGCTTACACCGTCTTTGCCTTTGAATAGTGGCAAATCTATACAATGGATAGCAGTTAATCGTCCTGCACGTGTAACTCGATACATTTCAGCAACTAAGAACTCATATTGCTTCATAAATTCGCCGTGGTTTAATGCGTTTCCCATGTCTCGAATGTTATCGGAATATACAAACATTTCACTAAAAGGAGGGCTATAAACTGAAAAATCAACCGAGTTATCTGGCAATGACTTTGCCAACTCAACACAATCTGTATTGTAAATTGCTATTCCATTTTGTTCATCGATATATTGGCTCATAATGCTTCCTTTTGTTTAATAAATGATGGGATTGTAAAGTTACTAAAAACATCTACTTTCAACTCAGAATTTCTTTTTGCTGTAATTATCGCTTTTTGCATTGCACTTTTCATCTTTTCGTGTTGTCCTTTTTTGCGGTGGATTGCATCTAAGATAGTGCGCTCATTATCAGCTACGATCACATTGACATTCACAGTATTTTTTTGACCGAAACGATACATACGGCGCACTGCTTGATAATAGCTCTCGTATGAATAATTTAATCCTGTAAATGTCATATTATGAATATTTTGGAAATTCATCCCATATCCAAAAATAGAAGCCTTTGAAATCATTGTTTTAA